GCGTTATGTTGAATTGTCATTTTATTTCCTGTATTAAATTAGGGAGATATACTCCTCCGAAGAGGAGTTATCTCATTTTATTACACGTCGTATTTAAATTTAACTACGACTCTAGCAGTACCTGCAGTATAAGTACCTGTAGTTGCTGCTACTAATTGTCCTGCTGCAGCACCAATTGTAGTGCCAACTAAAGCACCAGCACCAGTAACAACTTTATTTACTGTTAATGCTGCTGTTGCTGTTGCTGCTACCAAACCATCAGCATCTATTACAGTGCCGTCAGCTTGATACAAACCGATAGTTAGGTTAGTACCACCAACCCAAGCATCATCTACATACAAAGTAGCTTCAACAATAGAAGCATTTGCAGGTATAGTTTGAGGAAGATTACTATCTAGTACTGCTGAAAGATTGTCATAGCTAAATGACCACTCCGCACTTTTAACAATACCTTCACTTGTAGACTCTTGACCACCATATTTATTATTGGTAGTACGTTCTCCATAATGATTGACTACACCCCTTTTAGGAGCTAATTCTAAACCCATAATTTTTCTCCTTAATAAGTAGCTTCATCTGTTAAGATAACGCCTAAAGTGTCAAGACGTTGAACGCCAAATCCGAATCTAGAAGTAACTTGATACTTGTCACCTCTTTCTTCTTCAGCTCTCCAACCCTCAGTTTGCGGTGCACGTCTCCATGCATGCATAACTGGTTTACATGAATCATCTGCAACGCACATGAAAATATTACATTTATCACCAATAGCTGATGTTAAACTACCACCAGTTCCAGCTAAACCATAAGCAGAAGCATCAATAACTTCAGTTGCGGTTTTTGAAGGTAAAAAGTTAGATGTATAAACATCCCAACCCATAATATTTCTAACAAACTTGTGATCTCTTGCAAAACCTTCATTAACAATACCTTGGAATTGCGGAGTATTATTAATTACAGATGTTTGTGAGATTAAAGTGTTAAGTGTTGCTTCTACAATTGGATCAACAATTGCGATACGACCACCTGCAGGTGCATTAGCTTTATCAAATGATAATTTCATTGCTACGAAATCAGCTAGAGCTATTTTTCTAGTTGTAACACCAGCTCCACCAGCTATCCATCTATGTGGGCGACCATTAACTAAGTTAACATTCGCATTTGTTTGTCCTGCATTAGCAACGGCTAAGAATCGTGTTTCATGGTTTTCACCAAGAGCACGTGTTGATTCCATAGCTCGCATTGCCATAAGTGTATCTACCTGTGAACCATCTTCACGTAGATCATCAGATACTTTCCAAGCATCACCAATATAATCAGTGATAGATAGAGTAATAGTACCTGTGTCTATGTTAGTAAAGTTCAAAGGAGTATCCTCTGCCGCATCTTGAAGTGTTACAGTACCAACTGTTTTAATGTTTAGTGTTGTACCTGAACCGAAGTCTGTTACATCACGCCACATTCCTTCTGGAAGAAGATAGTCGTGTAAATTATCAAGAATAAACTGAGAATATTGCTGCGATTCAATGAACGCAGTTGTATTACTAGTCAGTTGTGCCATTTAAGTCTCCTAAGACTGTTGTTTTACTTTTTCGCCTGCTTTACCCCATGCTTTTAATAAGTCCTTAGTTGATCCACCTTCAACTTTCGCTGAAGTTACATCAGGTTTTGGTGTATTATTAAGAGCTTCTGTATTAACATCACTAGTAGAATTACCTACCGGTGCTGTAGTAGCAGTTAAACCTGCTGCTTTTAATACAATAGTTGGTGTAGTTGCTGCAAGCTCATTTAATTGTGCAATGGTAACATTTAGTTCTTTAGCTATAGAGTTATAAGTAGTCTCAGCTTTATCTCCATACTGTTCAGTAAACCTTGCAGCTACTGATTTAGCATTTGTTTCAGCTTGAGCTTTCTTCTCTCTAATAGATAAAGTTTGGTTAACTAAATCCATTACGTTATCTTGATTAAGTTCTGCTGTTTGTGTGGTATTCACTTCAGTTTGAACTCCAGACTTAATTTCATCAATAAGTTCCTGAGTAGTTTTTCTCTTAGTCAGTTCATCTTTTACTTCAGCAAGTTCAGACTCAAGAGTCTCAATATGCTTTTGTGCATGAGGTACTGATCTTAGAGCGTCTTCTGGGCTCTGGTACTTTTTGCCTTCACCTACAAGTTCTTGAGCTTCTGTCGGAATCTCAAACGCTTTTGGTGCAGTATCTTGTTGTGGAGCTTCGTTAGTACTCTGCTCTACAGGTGTTTCAGTTGTTTCTGTTTTTACTTCATCATTCATCTTACTTATCTCCTTGGTCAGGTATTGCATTGTTTAACTTTGTATATGCTCTTTGTATTCCTCTTTGGTAAGCTTGAAACTCAGACCAGCAAGGTTTAGTAAAATTCTCTTCATCCATACACTTTCGTTGTGAAAGATCTATTTGATCTTCTAAAAAAGCTTTTATTTCTCTAAAAGCTTCAATTTTTGTTAAGGCTTTGCCTTTATCTGATTTTAAATCCATA